AGATGGCAGAGAAAGCTATCCCACAAGTCGCAAACAATCTAACTAAACCACAATAAGGAAACACAAATGGTAGAAACAGTAGAGATAAAACAAGAAGAAACTACTAGCGAAAAGCCAGTAGAAGAAAATGTTACACAAAGTAAACCTGAAGGCTTACCTGAAAAATTCAACAGCGTTGAAGATTTAGCAAAGTCATATTCAGAACTAGAAAAGAAACTTGGTGACAACAAAGAAGCTCCTAAAGAAGAAGCTCCTAAAACAGAAACAAAAACATCTGATTTAGAGATTGCTGAAAAGGCAGTTGAGAGTGCAGGTTTAAATATGGATAACCTTGCAACAGAGTATAATGAAAAAGGTGAGCTAGATACTAAATCATACGAAGCATTAGAAAAAGCAGGTATACCTAAAGATTATGTAAACCAGTTTATTGAAGGTCAAAAAGCAATCGCTGACCAACAAGCAACATCTATCAAAGATATGGTAGGTGGTACTGATGCTTATACAGAGATGTCTAATTGGGCGGCAGAGAATATGTCCGAACAAGAAAAGACAGCTTACAATACAGCCGTTAATTCTAAAGATATAGAAACTGCAAAGTTAGCAGTGGTAGGATTAAAAGCTAAATTTGAAAGTGCTAATGGTAATGAACCAAGTCTCGTAGAAGGTAAAGGTACAATCACAGGACAAGATGGTTATAAGTCTTGGGCTGAAGTTACTGCCGCTATGGGTGATGACAGGTATTCAAAAGACCCTGCTTATCAAGCAATGGTTCAAGATAAATTAGCTAAATCAGATTTATAATATGTGGTTAGTAGCTTTAAGAAAGCTGTATGACGCAGAGGTTGCGGAGAGTACAGCAGTTATTGATACATTTTTAAAAAATTCTGTTGGTGTTGCAGACCATGATAATTTTATGAAAACTATAAAATCACAGTTTGATAAATTAGTACATGCAAAACATGCCATATCAGAAATTGATGAGATAACTAAAAACGTAACAGAAGGAAAAAACAATGTACGGAAAGAAACCAAAGAAACCAAGTAAAGTATTAAAAGGTGGACAGAAAAGATTACCTGCCGCTTTAAAAGCTAAAATAATGAGTAAGAAAAAGAAAGCATAATGGCAAAGAACGGATTATACGCAAACATACATAAGAAACGTGCTAGAATTAAAGCAGGTTCAGGTGAGAAAATGCGAACAGCAGGTACTAAAGGAAGACCTACTGCTAAACAATTCAAACGTGCCGCCAAAACTGCGAAAGCATAATGGTTGCTAAAAAATATCAAAGTCCTTCTGGTGGCTTAAATGCTAGAGGAAGGGCTTTCTTTAAGAGTAAAGGACATAACTTAAAAGCTCCAGTCACAGGCAATCCTAAAGCAGGTTCAAGAGCCGCAGGAAGAAAAAAGAGTTTCTGTGCGAGAATGGGCGGAGTAAAAGGAGCTATGTCTAAAAACGGAAAACCCACTAGAAAAGCATTAGCTTTACGAAAGTGGAACTGTAACTAAAAAATAGTTGTGCAACGCTTATGCGTGGCAACTGCCAACTTTAATTAGCCAAATAACTTGACCCCTTGCGAGGGACAATCTTGACTAAATAACTTATTGAAGAGGCTTTTATAAACTAACGTCATAACAGGAGAAAATACTATGGCAAACGCAAGTCCAGTTAAATTTGGAAATGTAAATAGTGGTTCGACTAGAGATGATGCTCTGTTTCTAAAAGTATTCGCAGGTGAAGTAATTACTTCATTTGATAGAGCTTCAAAAACAGCAGGTGCAGATATGGTAAGAAGTATCAGCAACGGAAAATCTGCTTCTTTCCCAGTAATGGGCAGAGTAGGTGCTTCGTATCACGCAGTTGGAACTGAAATTACAGGTTCAGATGTTAACTCAAACGAAAAGGTTATTACAATTAATGACCTTCTAATATCTTCAGTATTCGTTTCGAATATCGAAGAAGCAAAAAACCACTGGGACGTAAGAAGTGCGTACTCTACTGAAATGGGTAGAGCATTATCTTTCCAAAAAGATAAGCATATCTTACAAACTATTGGTCAAGCAACTCTAGCTAGTGCAAACGTAACTGGTGGAGACGCTACAACTAACGTAGTAAACACAGGTATCGCATCTGCTACAGATGCTACTGCGGCTAATGCAATGATAGATGCAATCTTTGCGGCGGCTAAAGAGCTTGATGCAAACTATGTTCCATCTGAAGGCAGAAAATGCTTTATGAGATTGGAAGAATACTACAAATTAGCGAATGCTACTAATGCAGTCAATGTTGACTTCAGTGGTGGTGCTAATGGTGGTGTTGCATCAGGTAAAGTTACAAGAATTGCAGGAATTGAATTAGTACCAGTTCCTCACTTTGTAGCTTCTAATGTTACTTCAGGTGCAGACGCAGGTTCAGCAACTAATGGTGGTTCAACTCCACAAGCTGTTAACTTGACTAACTTCGTAGCTTTAGTTTCACACCCAAGTGCGGTTGGAACTGTTAAGCTAATGGATTTAGCTGTCGAGAAAGAATACGACATCAGAAGACAAGGTACGTTAATGGTTGCTAAGTACAGTATGGGACACGGCGTCCTAAGGCCAGAGGCGGCAGTCGGAATTAAAGAAGCATAATACTTCTTTTTATACTGGGCGGAGATTAACACTGACAATCCGCCCAGTGTTCTCACACAAAATTTAACACAAAGGATAGATGACTACACAAATTACACCCACAAGCGAATTACAATCTGTAAATATCATGCTCTCTACAATCGGAGAAGCTCCAGTGAATAGTATTACTGGCACTACTACAGTTGACGTAAGTACAGCAAAAAATATTCTTAATGAAACATCTATGTCTATCCAATCACAAGGGTGGAATTTTAACACACATACAAATTATAAATCACTATCTTTAGACAGTGACAGCAAAGTACCCCTACCTTCAAACTGCGTAAAAGCTGACGCTAACTCTCAATTCAGACACTTAAACTACACTATTAGAAGTGGATATTTATACGATATGGAAAACCATACAGACGTATTTATCTCTGCACCTAAATCTGTTGATTTAGTTTTAGTACAACAATTTGAAGATTTACCAGAATACGCAAGACAATATATTACATTAAAAGCGGCAAGAAGATTTGCGGCTAGATTTATTGGTGATAAAGAAATTACACAATTAATTGGTCAAGATGAGAATGAAGCTCTTATGGCATTTCATCAAGCAGATAGCCAAGAGAGTGACATTAATATGCTTGAAGGTGATAGCAATACATTCTCTATAATTCATAGACCCACTAGAAGGCATTACTAATTATGGGAAGTGTTGTTTCACAATCTATTCCTAACTTCTTAAATGGTATGTCCCAACAGACACCAACACAAAGAGGTATCAATCAGGGAGAAGACCAAATAAATTTTCAAAATGGTTTAGTAGATGGTTTATCTAAAAGACCTCCTTTAGATTTTGTAGCAACATTAGACAGTAGTAATATTTATTCTAACAAAACAAAATTTTGGCAAATACAAAGAGATGCTGATAATCAATACATTGTAGCTTTATATAATGGTGGTATCAAAGTATTTGATTTACAAGGTAATGAAAAGACAGTTACAGTTGCAAGTGGTTCAAGTTATCTAACTTCAACAAACCCTAGAGAAAACTTTAAGTTAGTTAACATTGCTGATTACACGTTTTTAGCTAATACAGGAACAACAGTAACGGCTGACAGTACAACGTCTGCGGCTAAAGTAGAAGAGTTCTTAATTGTTTGTAAACTAACAAACTATGGTAGAGAATATAAAGTTGCATTGAAACACCCATCAATGGCACAAGAACTAGAAGTAGTCTTTCAGTTACCTTCAGGTAATGATGCGTCTACTGATAGTAAATTTAGAGATACAAACAAAATTACAGATATACTTTTGTATGGAACTTCAAGTACACACTGGGATAGTAGTGCTGATGGTATAGCATTTAATGTTAGAAGAACTGACACAAATGCTTCAGTATCAACAACACAAGGATTAGCAAACTACTCTGGTTTTACATCTCACTTTACATTTCAAGCATACGATAGTGTTATTTATGGAAAACCTACTGATGGGAATGCAAGTTATACTATAACTACATCTGATGGTTCTGGTAATACAGCCATGTATTCTATTAGAGATGAAATACAAGATTTTAGTAAGTTACCTTTTTATGGAAAAGAAGGTGTAATTTTAAAAATAACTGGTGAAGAAGGTGATACCTTATCTGATTACTATGTAAAATTTTCAGGTAAATCTGGTGTATGGAATGAAACTATAGCACCTGCAACTTCTATAGGATTAGATAATTCTACAATGCCACATGCTTTGATTAATAACAATAATGGGACATTTACATTTCAACAATTAAATTGGACAGATAGGACATGTGGAGATATTGACACTAACCCTAATCCAACTTTTGTTGGTAAGAAAATTAATAACCTTACCTATTACAAAAATAGATTAGGTATTTTATCAGGTGAGAATTTAGTATTAACAGAGAATGCTTCTTTCTTTAATTACTTTGCAACAACATCTACACAAGTATTAGATACTGACCCTATTGATATTGCGGCTTCAGGTACACAAGTTAACACACTTAAAAACTCTGTAGGATTTAATGAAAGTTTATTATTATTTTCTGATACAGCACAATATAAATTAGATAGTTCAGGTGAAAGTATATCACCTACAACAGCTATACTTAATGAAGTATCGTCATTTGAACATGATGATAAAGTAACACCAGTGTCAGCAGGTAAGTTTGCATACTTTGCACAAGCAAGAACAAACAATACAGCAATTAGAGAATACTTTGCTAATGATGATACACTTACCAATGATGGTATGGACATTACAGTATCAGTAGGAAACTTAATACCTACTAACTGTTATCAAATTATAAGTAATACAACAGAAGATAATTTAATATTTTTAACGTCAGATACAGGAGACAGTCAAACAGCTCCTTATAGTGGCACAGTGTCTACAACATACGCTAACACAATGTACATCTATAAGTATTTCTTTGATGGTGGAGAGAAAGTACAAAACGCTTGGTCTAAATGGACATTTACAGGTGTTAAGATTTTAGGTGGTATGTCTTTAGAAAGTTTTATTTACTTATTAGTTTCAGAAGGCACAACTACAAAACTAGTTAAGATAGATTTAAGAAATTTAAAAGATACAACAATAGGTCATGGAGTTTATATTGACCTTAAAACATCAGTTACAGGAACGTATAGTGCAACAACAGGTTTAACTACGTTTACATCACCTTATGGTGCAAAAACTGGATTGATTGCAGTAGATAAAACTAATGGTAATAATTACACAGTAACAAATACATCAGGTTCTACATATACAATCGTTGGTAATCACACAGCGTTATACATTGGTGTTCCTTACGAAAGTAAATACACAATGTCCCCGCAGTATGTCAGAGAAAATACTGGAAGAGGATTAGTAGCGGTAACTTCAGGTAGATACCAAATAAGAAACATATCATTTAACTTTGAGAACAGTGGGTACTTTCAAGTAGAAGTTACTCCTACTAATAGAGATACATCTACAGCTATTATGAATGGTTATATAATTGGTACAGCCACATCAGTAGTAGGACAACCTGCTATAGCTACAGGCACATTAAGAGTACCTGTACAATGTCAAAACACAGAATTTACTTTAGATATTAAGTCTTCATCTCACTTGCCTATGTATATCGCAGGTGCAGAGGTTGAAGGCTATTATCACAATAGAGCAAGAAGGATTTAATGAAAGAAAATTATGTACGTCCTGCAAAATTAGAAGACAGTTTAGAATTAGCACCTAAAATTAGAAAAGGTGATAGACAAGAAATTATGGCTTCCAATGGAGCAACTCCGTTAGAAGCATTAGTAATTCCATTTACACAAAAAAATGCAAAGATTTATTCTATTATTGGAACAAAGTCAGAAGGTGTAATTGGTATGTTTGGTTCTGTACCATCAAAAGAAAAAGGTTACGGAGTAGTATGGTTACTATCTAGTGAAGATTTATTTAAACATGTCAAACAGTTTATTAAAGAGTGTCCTAAATGGGTAGCCGAAATGAGTAAAGATTATGAGTACGTCTACAATTTTGTAGATGAAAGAAATTGGAAAAGTTTAAAGTGGTTACAATTTTTAGGATTTGAACCCAAAACAAAAATAGGAGATTTTGGTATCGGTAAGATGCCATTTTTATTAATGATGAAAGAGGTAAATAATTAATGTGTGATGTTCAAGCGGCACTTCAGGTAGCAGGAGCAGTTGTAGCTCATAGACAAAAGAAAGCTGACAATAAAGCTATTAGAAGAGACCAAGAGACAACTAGAAGGAACGCAGATAAAGCATATTTACACGACATGGTTAAAATTGACCAAGAGAAAGTAAATGCTGATATGGAAAAAACATTAGCAGAAATTAAAACTAAAGCTAAAAGAGATGGTGAAATTGCACAAAAACAAAATTTAGGTAATGCTAACAATACAAAAATTGTACAATCTATTGGTGCTTTATATGATGAAGATTGGATAGATATTACTAGAGGTTATGACAAGGACGTTCAATTATTTCAAAACCAACAATCAGAAGCATTCGCTAATCAAGCAAAAACTTATAACAGTTTAAAACCACCTACAGACCCATCAAGAACTGGATTAATGCTAGAAATAGCAGGTGCGGCTAATAGTGGTTATCAACGAGATTTAGATAGAAAAGAGGCAAAAAAGAATGGCTAAATATCAAAGACAAGGAACAAATAAATATTATGGTGCAGGTAATGCAGGGTATGTATCAAGTGGTAGCAGTGTTGATGGTCTAGCTAAATCATTACAAAACGCAGGGTATCAAATTGGTAAAGCTGAAGAGTTGAGAATTGATAGAAAAAAAGATGGAGCTATTGCAAAGATAGATGAGCTATATGCAAATGGTAAATCATTTGAAACTATACAGGCAGAGATTATTTCAGGTAAACACCCAGAGTTAACTGGTAAATACATTGATGCTACTACTAATTATCATGCAGGTAGAGTTAAAGCTGAAGAAGTTAAAAACAATATTGTAGCGGCACAAAACAATGGTGAATATGACATAACAGATGAAAGTAGTAATCTTGATATGTTCTTTAAAAAGTTTATGCCTGATACAAAATCAATGGACACATCAACCTTGTTAGGTTTTACTTCTAATTTTAATGAATTTAGAGCTACTGCGGTAACACAAGATGCTAACAACAGAGCAGACCAAGCTCTTAAAAAGAAAAATGAAGAAGGTATTAAAATTTTAGATGGTATTCAAACATCTGAATTAAAATCAAAATTACCAAGTTTTATAGAAAAATTGCAAATACCTTTACCAAGTCGTGATGGTTCTAACAAATCAAACTTACTGTACACGAATGAAGAAACAATGAATGTACTTAAAGACAGTGTAAGATTTTTAATAGCTGATGCAAAAACAGAAGATGATTTAGATAGAGTAGATATTCTTTTAAATACTAATCTAGGTTATTCTAAAAAAGGTTCTGCTATTGGCACATTAGCATCAAGAAAATCTGATGAAATGAATGCTATTAAAAAAGATTTAGAACGAACAAGAAGAACTTTAATTGATAATGATAGACAAGTAGAAACACGTGAAACTGCTGACCGAATAAAAGCACTTACTACTAAAATGCTTGTAAACAAAGTTGAAGTTACAGATGAAAATGGAAATGTAACTACTAGACCATTAAATGAAATGGAAAAACAAGATTTAAAAGACGCTATTAGAAGAGAAGGAGATATGCAACTTTTAACAATGTTTGTAAAAACAATGGCGGCTAATCCATACTATGATAACGACCCTGAAGTATT